GTTTTTTAAGGTCATATAAATACTCCTTTTTTATTTGCGCGTATTGTACAGGAATATTTGCATTTAAGTAAGCCATAATTTATCATTTTATTTGGCCCCAATTAGGGCCTGATTCATAGTCTACCTTGTTAGGTACTTCTAAGTCAACAGCAGACTCCATAATTTCTTTTATTTTATCTGCATTATTATTTACTGATATATCAAGTTCATCATGCACTTGTATATGTGGTATGATACCCTCTTTGTATAAATCAACCATAGCCTTTTTTGTCATGTCAGCTGCTGATCCCTGTATCAATTTGTTTAGTGCCTTGTAGGTAAACGCCCGTTTGATCCCTGGTCCGTGTTCCGCGAGTGCATCTTCGTGAGATAATGCTTTGTGTATCCCGAACTGATTAGGCTCCCACAAATTAAATCTACATCTTCGACCTAGTAAAGTTCTAACTCTACCTTTGTCTTGTGCTCTACGCATTACACTTTCCATTAACATTTTTACAAATGGTACTTTGTCATGATAAGTTCTAAATAAATCTTCTGCATCTTCTTTAGATACACCTAACTCTGCCTGTAATTTATTTTTACCCATACCATAAAACAAACCTAGATTAATTGTCTTAGCTTGTGATCTTGGTATGTTAGCCATATCTGATACAATCTGATGAAAGTCTGCTTCGCCTTCGTTGTATGAATCTAATACTTCGTCCACACCATACAGTCCATCGAGAGCTGCGTAGTGTGTAACTAGACGTGGTTCTTGTTGTGAGTAGTCAAAGCAACCCCAGGTACAACCTTCTTCTGGTATAAATAAACTTCTGATCCGTGGTCCAAGTTCCTTGTTCCGTGCAGGAATCTGCTGTAAGTTTGGATTGTTATAACTAAATCTACCGGTTACAGTACCACCACTATCAGATCTAATCTGATTTATCTCTGCATGTATTCTACCTTTATGTTGATGCTTTAATATGGTATCAATAAATGTAGTATGAGATTTATTTATTTCCCTAGCACGAGCTATTTGTTTCACTACTGGGTGAGGATGATTCTGCAGAAAGTTTTTAGTAAATGATGGAGAACTTGTTTTTGCGGTTAAGTCATATGGTAGGTTCAGTTTTTGAAAGACTTTCTCTATTGAACGTGCAGCCCATATTTGAACATCTACTAATGTTTCTTTTTTTACTTTGTGTAAGCATTCTTTTTCTTCTTCTATTAATTGTTGCTTCAATCCATATGCTGCTTCAGTATCTACACGCACACCTAAAAAACGCATATCAACGAGGCAAGGAAAAAGTTCTGTCTCTAGTTTAAATATATCTTCTACGTCTTCGTGATACATTTGTTTCTTCATTTCTTGCCAAAGTTTTAGAGTTAAATCTGCATCTTGTTCAGCATACTCACCAACGTACATGGCTGGTAGTTTATACATCTCTGCTTTGTGATCTACACCCCATAGGTCTGCAGTTTCCTTTAATACAGCCTCATTTTTGCCTATTCCGACGTAATCACGACCCAGACTACCTAAATCGTATCGAAAGCGATTCTCGTCCACGAGAGAGCCAGCAATCATGGTATCTACTATGACACCATTAATTTTAAGGCCTGCAGCACGTATAAAACATACGTCATACATAGCGTTGTGAAATATCTTAATTGCGTCTGTATTTAGTACACCTTGAAACCATTTCATAACCATGTTCTTATCCATGTTGCCACCACCTTCGTGTGCAATAGGATAGTAACCTTTCCAATCTTGTACAGCTACAGCTATACCAACTATATTACTTCGTCCAGTTATAGAACCGGAGCCCATAGTTTTAAGATCTGGATCTTTTGTTTCTAAGTCTATTGAGATCTCATCGTACTTTGATAGATCAGGAAAATCTTGTGGTGGTAGCCACTCTGTCTGTGGTTTAAATATTGGCTTCATGAGTAGTCCCTCTCTAGTATCATTTCCAAATAATGTATTGCCTTCTTTATATCTTGTTCTTTCCCTTTCGACTGATGTCGACATATATATTTTATAGCATTACCTTCTGCAAAAAGCAATTTGTTTTCGTTTATAAACTCTGCGGGTTGAATTTTCATCGAGCGATAGTGCTTCCCGCCTACCTGCTCTTCTAGTGAATTGTATGTTGTACCTTTAAATAAATCTTTAGATGTCATATGCTTTTCTCCTTTTTGGTTCCATTATAAATAAATTTTTTTCTGTTCTAGTGCACGCAACGTAAAACAATCTGTGTGTATCATCTGGATTATCCATATATTGTTCATACGCTTTTCCTGATAATTCTGGAAATATTACTACGTTTTCTCTTTCATTACCTTTTACTCCGTGTATTGTAGAAACACTTATCCTTGGTGTGCCAGATAAATCTTCTCCTGCTTTTGTTAACTTTAATATTTTTTTTACATCTAAATCACCTAATTCATCTAAAGCCTCTTGCCATTCTGCTTCTGTTTTTAAACCATATTGAATTTTTAATGTATGTATGTCATAATATTTATCTTTAGCCATAGCGTTAAATAATTTTTTATCCCAGTTTTTATTCATCTTATTAAATATTTTTTTACAATCGCCGTAAGGCAAAGGTACACCAGTTCGTAGTAGATTCCATTTTTGTATTATTTCATAAACATTTTTAACTCTTGGCGTTGCATTTCTTCTTTGCCAATATAATTCTTTTTCATCTAATATGTTTCCAATACCTGCTAACATATAGTTAGCTTGTGCTAAAACCAACCATCTACCACGTGAAAAATCTACTTCATGAAGATTGCTACAATAAGAAACAGATCCTTCTTCTTCTTTTGGCAACCATTCTTTATCCACTCTACTTTTTACTTTTTTAATTATTTTGTTTGCTAGTGCAAAAGGTTTTTGTGGTACCCTTTGCGATTGATCTAACACAGTTCTTTCACCTTCCAAATTTATAAAAGTGCTAACGTGTGCACCATTCCATCTGTATATAGCCTGGTCATCGTCACCTGATATGTATGAGTCTTGTGCTTTCTCTTCTATCTTCTTAACTAATTTCCATTGTACTAAACTCAAATCTTGTGCTTCATCCACAAACATAACTCTTAGACTTGGTGATTCACCACTTGCTATAAATTTATCTAGCATATCTGGAAAGTCAATCAAACCATTTTGTTCTTTGTAGTTTTCTAACTCTTCAACTATGATTTCTAATTTATTTAATTGTATTTTAGAATTGTTAGTTAAGTTATAAAATTTTATTGGGTCCATTTCTTTTGATCGTGCTAAGTTTATTAACTGTATGTATGGATCTGGAGAATAGAATATACCTTCGTAGTCTTCGTCTTGTCTTGCACCTTCTAATTCTATTTGCATCTTCTCGGATAATTCTTTGTAATGCTTTGGTTGCATCACCTGATTTTTGTTTATACCAAGTTGATTAAAACAAAATGAATGCAGTGTTTGAAAATATGGTACATCGTTGTAAGATAGTTTAAATTTATCTACTGCTCTTTGTTTACCTTCTTGTGCAGCGTTCTTACTAAATGTAAAATAACCAATTTTATCTGGTGGTGTGTTAGTTAAAAACTTTTCTATATGTCCAAGTAATGTGTGTGTTTTACCTGTACCTGGTGGTCCGTATATAATAGTTCTCATCTTGGCATCCATTGAAGTTTTGATCCTGCTTTATTCCAACAAATTTCTAACTTTTCTTTATTTTCAAAATCTAAAGAATAACCACCATTATGATCTTTGTTTATCACATCTTGATACCAAATTGATTCATCACATATACCTATTTTACCAGAATGATCTGTATAAACAAAAGGTTCATGATAATAACCTTGTGGATTATATTGATTAACATCTGAAGGTCTTATAATTTCTCCACCAATAAAAGTGCATCCACACATATCTTTTCCTAAATTTAAAGTGGAGCCAACCATTATAACCGCATCAAAATTAAGTTTTAACCAATTAGAATTATTTATTTTTTTTATAGTATCAGCGGCATAATCACCTAAAAAATCTTTTGAATTATTGAATGGTTTTACCTCTACTAAAATTTTTGTACCATTTCCAATAATTAAAAAATCAGGCAACCAATTATTTAATCCTTCAATGTGTGGTTCGTATTCAACATTCCATCCAAGATTTTTCATAAAAATATACCATCTTGCTTCTAATTTACTTCTAAAATTTATTCCGTTGTATGTTGTTGGTATCGCTTTCATTTTTTCTCCTATGTTATTAAGTGAAGATAGATCCAGAGAGCAGTAAACATTGTTATTGCCAATAGATCCATCGCTGCTATCAATAATTCTCCTTTTTAAATGTTTTTGATTTATATGTTTCTGTTTTTTTATCAAACCTAGCTACAACAAATACAGATATCTTTGTTTTACCTACACGTTTAGTTGTACAGTTTAAATCATCTTTCAACATCTGTGATGTTCTTTGATATGGAACTCTCCAATGTTTTCTAGATAGATAGTTGTTAAAAAAGTTATCAAATACGAAGTGATGAAAGCCATCTTTTGTATAAGTACCGCCATTACGTAAGTCTTCGTAGTCGTCTTTTTGTATTCTGTTTACACAATAATCTTCTAAGTAATTATTTAATATGTCTTTTGTACTTGTACCTTCTGCAGGTTCTGTAATCTCTGCATTAGTTAATAATGTACTAGTAATTTTTTTCCAATCTCCTGTCTTAACACTAGGTGGATTTATTCTTAATTGTTTAATACATTCCTCTTGAAATAAAACTTGATTAGCTAAATGTTTTGCTGAATCTAAATACAATCTATCTCCATCTACATTCATATAGTAGTAAGGTTCTTCTAAGTTAACTACTTGTAGATCTGTTAGATTTGGAAATACTGGTTCTTGACCTATACCAAATTTTCTTTTCTTACATAATTTTTTATCACACAAACTACACATTGGTTGGTCATTACATTTGTAACCCCATTCTTTTTTATCGTGTTGTTTTGTAATTATATTTACTTCTGTATCTGATAATGGTTGCTGCATAGCAGTCTCATTAAATACTATTACTTTGGATTTCCAATTGTCAGGCCATTTAGATTTTGCATACACACCATAATGAAATAGTGCATTGTTTCTACCACCTTCACCAATCTTATTTTCTGCCATTAGTTCTATGCATGGTGGTCCATCAGAGTACGGGGTCTCTGGTCTTTTAATTTCTATTGTGCTGATGTCTTGTTGTTTATATCTTTCATAGAGTTCAAAAAAAGCATCTATACTAGCAGCTTCACCATCCTCCATAAAGGCATATCTTGTTGTCTGACCACAATTAAAGTATGGCAAATTTAAAAAGTTTCCTGTATCATCTTTTGATTTCAATTCTCTTTGTTTTGGAAAAACTTCTGATCCACCATAACCCAATACAGATCTAATCTCATTTAATTTATCTTGCATCAAACCTGCTGATACATAATCTTCTGTAAATAAAAATACATGAGCACCACCAGACTTTGATCTACATACAACCAATGGTAATTGAAATTGTTTTATCTTGTTAATTAATTTTTTGTGATCAAACTCTGCGTAAGAGTCAATGTCAATACATCCCCACTTACACTTGTTATCATCATTGATTGGTATAATACCTAAACTGTCAGCACCATCTAAATGCTTTTGCCACAACTCATCTGTAACTGGTTCTCGTTTAACAAACGATTTACCTTTAATCTTGTTACCATCACCAT